CAACGCTGAGGTTGGGATGGTCGTGGATGCCGTGACTTGGCTTGATCCGTTGGCGTACATATAGCCAGTCAGACCTGTCACTGTAATCGCGTTAAACGCCTCTGAACTTGAGCCGTTGATCTTTTCCCAAACGTTTGTAGTGCCGTTAAAGATAACCCAGTCTCCCACTGACCACAGCGAGATGCCATTCAGGGTCGTGGTTCCTGCGGTCGAAACAATGTAGTAATTGTTGTTCGTGCCGACAGAGGATGTCAGGGTTGGGTTGTTGGTTGAGGCGTTCCATGTGCCTTGGTAGGCAGGGGAATTGAGGGGGTTGGTCGTGATCGAGGTAATCTGACCTTGAGCGTTTACCGTCACCGAGGGGATAGCGGTCGCTGATCCGTAGGTTCCTGCGCTTACCCCAGTGTTCGAGATGGCGATCGTTACAGGCGCGGAGCCGTTGTAGCTTGTTCCCGACAGACCTGTTCCAATCGTCAAGGCGTTCGGAGAAGCGGCGGTAATTGTTCCAGACCCACCCAAAGCCACGGCAACACCGTTGTAGGTCACGGATGAGTTGGTCAGACTTGAGTTACCGATATTGCTCAGGGTGTTTGATGACCCAGAGATCGTCTTGTTGGTCAGGGTTTGGCTTCCTGAGAGGGTAGCCACTACTGAGGTGTCGATCGCCGCAGTAATCGCCGCAGAGCCGTTGTAGGAGCCGCCTGTGATGCCTGTTCCCAAGGTCAAGGTGTAAGGCGCAATCGCCGTGACGGTCGTGCTGCCGCCCAACGAGACGGTGTTTCCGTTGATCGTGATCGAACTGTTCGCCAACTGAGCATTGGTGACCGTGCCGCTCAGGTCTGTGGTCGGGACGGTGGTCGAGGCGGTAAATGGACTAGTCCCATTTCCCTTGACGTAACCAGTTAGCGTTGTAGCCCCTGTGCCGCCATTAGCGACGTTCAGGGTTCCCGACAGGGTGATAGCGCCAGTCGTTGCGGTACTCGGCAAGAAGCCCGTTGTGCCGCCGCTGAATGAGGTTACGCCACCAGTCAGCGAGAATTGATTCCACCCAGTTGAGGTGTAGCCCTCAAATTGTTGTAGGTCGGTGTTGTAACGCACTGCACCATAAGAACCTAGTCGTTGAGCGGTTGTGCCATTGGGTACGGTCGCGCTGCCGTTTCCACTAAAAATGGGATTGTTAGCAATGCTGATCGTTACGTTTGAAGACCCATCACCGCCCGACACGCCAATCTGATTGGTAGTGCCGAGGATGTTGATCTTGCCCACCGACCCACTCTGAATCGCCAAGATTCCAGTGCCAGTTAGGGAATTAAAGTTCTGCAAGAACGTGCTTAAACCAACCGTGGGATTCCCTGCGGTTCCGTCTGCGTTTGCTATCGTCAAGCCACTACCAACTGCGATTGATCGATTGGTGACCGTGTTGATGTTTGTTTTGACTTGAATGCCGTTGCCGCTGCTATCTAATGAACTGGCGGCGCCAGTCAGGTTAATTTGCAACGAATTCCCTGCGCCGTTGTCGGTGGTTGATAAGCCAGACCCCACGGCGATGTATCGGGCTTGGGTCAGACCCGAAGTTCCAACGGTCAGGAAGGGATAGTTAAGCGCACCCGCACCCGAAATAGCCCCAGTCGTGGTCTGCACCGTCACGCCATTTTGGACGATAGGAACAGACTCCGTGCCCGACAGGGCTTGGGCTTGAGGCAATTGCGTAATCGAAACTTGTGCCATTATGGTTGTGTCTCAATAAGTTCTTGGTTGCCATCTTGCGATGGTGTCTGCCCGCTCTGTTCCGTACTTAACACATACCCACCAAAAGGCTGAGTAACGATGTCGTTCGGATTAACCGCAACACTAACGTCTGGGCGTGGGTATTGCAACGTAATTCTTTCAGTCTGCCGAGCAGGTAAACGGTAGGGGTCTTTATTGTCCGCGCAGCCTTGGGAACACACTTTAAGCCCACTGAAATTTGGATCAGGCATCGCTTCAATAATTGGTCTTTTCATCCTGCATCGGTCGCAGATAAAGATCGCTATTACCGCATTGCCTCGTGTGTCAAGAAATATTGGCATTAGTGAGTCCTTCCCTGAGCCATCAAGGTGGCTTTTTATATCCAATCATTAGCGTGTATACGGAAGTATATTAGGCGAAAAGTAGATCGGAGACTTGTCTCTTTCTTCGTTCTCAGCCATTGTAAAGTAAGTTTGCGCCTGTTTATCTAAGTAATCAATGCGGTCTAACTCAACGCCGGGCAAAATCATCGACATCTGATGCGCCAACAGGAACTGAATAGCCATGTTCCATCGTTGGGGAATCTCAAGCTGACCATTTAGATCGCCCACATCCATAATTTGACGCGAATACCAAATGGTCATCTGCACAAATGGGTCAGATGGGGCAGGCCATAACGTGATAGTAGCTTGGGGAATCGTTCGGTTGAACCAATACTGATAGGGTTGGTTAGCCGTAAAGTTCTTGTTCGGCAAGTTGGTGTAGTCATCGCGGTTTAACCGCGCCATCGTCACCTCGGTCGAGTTGTTGCCGACATAGAACTCGGCAACGTTCAAAATGTTGCCAGAAGTCTCGCGCATACGGTAATACTGGCACGTTTGACCCGGGTCTATGTCATACCAAAGCCAAGTTCCGCTAACCCAAGTCGTTACGCCTGTGTCTTGGAGTAGATTCCATGTAATTCCGTCAAAACTCCACTCCAAAAGTATATGGAATGAGCCAGAAACGGCAGGAAGGATACCAATTGACCCTGCATAAACAGGATTATTCGTGCCGAAATTGACACCAATGTACCCATTGGGAGTGCTTTGCGCATCAGAGGTGTAAATATTGTTGTCAAAAGCCAGTCCAACGTTACCATCAGAGCCAAAATAACCGCCGCCTTGCGTAGGGGTAGGTCGATTTAAACGGCGATACAGCGCATTCAGTACGTCTACACCACCAACAGGCAGTAAATATTCGTATTGATCAGGAATTAAGCCATAAACTTGCTTGTTAATAGCCCAATAATTGATGCCCTGATTGATTAAGTTGCTCAAAACAAAGAACAGGGCTTGTTTAGAACCCTGAACTTGCTCAACCGTCAACTCTTCAGCCAGTTTTCCCGATAAACGAGCGCCCTGATCAATGAAGTTTTGGACAGTTATTACAGTTTGACCAACCGTTCCGCTGTAAGCCATAAATTACCACCCTTTGTGTTTAGGGTTTTTGTGTTCTGCGGTGCTAATCTTTCCACCTTTTTTGTACCAATCAATGTTTGGTTTGATGCCGTGAGGTGTTGACTTTTCCTCACCATCTTCGCCGCGCTCGTTTGCCTTATGAAAAGCTTTCAACTTTTCAAGCATGTCTTCCCCGTGTTTTTTTTCAACAGCTTCGTATGCTTTTCTTTGGGCATCTTTTGATTGACCAATTGTTTTTCCATGCTTTGCATAAGTCTTGGCGTACAAACTGCGAGCATTTATAGACGGTTCCATAATTTTCTCCTTTACCAACCGGGGCAATTCCATCGGTGCATTGACGCTCGAGCGCGACTACCTTTCTCACTGCTGCGAGCAATTGGCTCCATGCGAGCGCAAAAAGACTTGCGTCGAGGGCCGCCTTGGGGCTGAGGCGCTTTCAAGTGCGATCCAGTCTCTCGGTTGTACTTGGCTCGACCCTTTGCGGTCAGTCCTGCGCCCTTTGAGGCTGGCAATTTCTCACCGCGACCGACTGATAAGCTAACCCCACCACCGTGAGCGTGTTTGGCGGTCTTTGCGGCTTCTTTAAAGGCATCCGCAGTAGGAGCGCCCTTGCTGCCTACCTTACGCATATGTTCAACAGGTAGTCCTTGAGCTTTTTCACGCTTTATCCTCTCTTGTTTACGGTGGATGTTTTCATACAAACCGCCACTTTTAAACTTCTTTCCTTCGTCAGTTTTTACAAATTCCTTACCTACTTTTTGAGGAACGCCACCATAACCACCTTTGGTATGAGCGGCGGCTTCCATCAAATTATGTTGAGATTTGGATTTGCTAGGCATGATTAAGTACCTACGCCAGTAGTGTTGTTGTTATTCTGAATCAATTTACCAGTAACGATAATACCTGCGGCTACTGTTCCAGTGTTGGTGACTAATTGCCACTGAATATCAGTTTTTTCACTATAAGCGAACGGATCATATGACCTATTTGCCGTATACAAAGCAACAAAAGGCTGTTGCAACACATTTAATGTGACACCATTGTTGTTATTTTTGGCAAAAACTTTATAGGTTAAAAATGTGCTACCTGTATAACTGTTTGAAGAATTAACCTCAACCCAATCTAGATAAAATGTATACCCAGCAGGAATTGTGTAAATCATACTTTGTGACTTACCAATACCAGCATTGATCTGGGCAAGAATGTTGCTTGATTGTTTTGCAGTAATTACACCGACATTGGATGTTTGACCTGACGCAACGCCAGTCATAAGCAAACTATTGACGCGGAAATAACTGTTGACTGTTGTAACGCCAGTAGTACCTGTCAAAACAACGGTTTCTGAAATAGGGTTGTAGTTAGCATCCAAGCCACTAATTAAAACTTGTGCTGGAGAAACATCAGTAGCAGAGCTACTTGCTACAGTCAAAGTAGTTGCCGATGTTGGGTAAGTATAAGTTGTAGCATTTTCCCAAACTGGGATAGATGTTGTGGTAATAGATGCTTGATAACCAAACAAACTTACAGTGCTATGACCTAATATTTGGCCACGAGCAACTTGCAAATCAAATGGTTCAGATGCACCACCACGGGTTACCGATGAGACAATTCCATTACTCATATTCTGTCCTTTTAAAAAGCGGGGGAGCCGAAGCCCCCCTCTTGGTTTAACACCAACCACCTAATTGCTTGCGATGAATCTTTCCACCCTTCCTCTTTGGAGTAGGGCTTTTGGGTGGGGATACTGTTACCGATTCTTTCGTCTTGGTAACAGCGCCGTCGTCACTAGGGAGATAACGATTTTTCAGTTGCATTGCTTTGTTGTACAAGTCTCGTGGGAGACTCAACATTGCGTTGCGGAAGTCTTCGTTATCCTTGGTTTCGGAGGCTGAAGAGTCACCGACGGCTTGGTTCATGCGTTGCAGCATTGGGTCGTTGCTAGGATCATAAGGTCTAGCAGGACTTGAGCTTTGCGCTGAACTGCCGTCAGCAAACTTTTTTACTTTTCCACCCTTGCGGAAAGTGCCAGATTGCAAGCTATTCGCCACAGGTTTGCTGATGAAGTGATGGGGCATCTTTACTGCCTTACCATCATCTACAACATTACCCCCTGTGGCGTAGGCTTTTTTTGAGGCATGACCTCCACGCTTGAAACCACCTGCGTTGGCTTCCTTGACTTCACCAGTCTTAGTGCCTTTAACGCCAGCGGTTGAGGTGTTGGCAGGGCGATTTTCCCAGTTGCCGCCTTCATAAGTATCACTCTTCAGATGATCTTCATGTCGGTTTTTACTAGAGGCAGCAGGAATCGAGCCGCCAGTCGCCTTGTGGTGCATCTTGTGGTGTTTCATGCCGTGATGGGCTTTGCCACCATGCTTGAATCCACCAGCATTAGCCATTTTCACGCCGCCAGCGCCGTGCGCGGTGTCGCGGTGATCGCCGTCCACAACGTAGGTGTTTTCAAACTTGCCTTCGTTGCCTTCGATCGTGCCGCCCATCGCGTACTTGCCACCCTTGCACATTTTAGCCATGTGCTTGTGGTGTTCGCACATTTTGGCATGGTGCGCCGAACCGCCCTCAGCCATCTTAGCGTGGTGTTTAGCCATCGCCTTGTGGTGAGCGTGCGTGCCTTCTGGGTGACCAGAGACGCGATGCACTTTGCCGCCGTGCTTGTAGCCCGCTGGTACGCCTTCCTTAATCTCACCAGAGCCGTGAACCTTATCGTGATGTTGACCATCATCGATTTTGGTTTTAGCAAAAGGCTTGACGCTGTTTTTGAGCGTGGTCTTGGTCTCTGCCTTATCAATCGCTCCACCATCAGCCTTGTGGTGCATACCACCGTGCTTATGATGTTTCGGATGGGCATGAGCCATGTCCAACTTCTCGTGGTGATGTAACTCTTTCTCAAGAGCCTTGACGTGTTTGGCAATGCTGCCGCCTTTCTTAGCCATTGGCATTTGTTGCCCTTGACCTTGAAGACCAGCAAGAGCTTTACGCACTTGAGCGGCGCGAGCGGCGCGAATGGCTGGAGCCATCTTAGCCAAGGCAGCCATCGCCATTGGGTTCATGCCGCCACCCATTGCAGGGGCTTGCGCTCCAGCAGCAGGAGCAGCGCCCATCATGCCGCCGTCCATCTTGTGAGCAACTTTCCCACCCTTCTTGTAGAGTTGTGGGTTCATCGCCTTACGACGTTCAGCCATCGATGGTTTCTTAGGAGACTTGCCAGCTTCCGCATGGAAAGCAGCCTTTACGCCATGAGTCATTCCACTAGTGGCATGGTGCATCGAGTGATGACCGTGACCTTCGTGGTGCTTGGAGTGAACCTTGCCACCTTTCTTGAGCTTCAGGATAACTGATGGCTCATCGGTGTACATTTTCACCATTGGTTTAAATTCAGCCATGTCAGCCTCCTATTAGGCTTGAGTTACGCCGAGAGCACCAGTGCGGGTAGCATTGGGGCCAGCAGCAATACCGGGCAGAGCAATAACCACAACCAAACGCTTCTTGCCGTCAGTTGCGCTCGATGGCAGATAAGTACCACGCACATCGCCAGTTGACGAAGTGGCAGGGGTAGTCATATCAGCCGCAGCAAACGTGCCAGCGTCATTGGCTAGGGTGTTGTTCCAACCCACTCGCACCAAGTAACCAGCATCGAATACACGCAATGGCAATCCCAACTTATCGGTCGTTCCGACAGTGACCGCAGTGGTCGTACCGCCAGATACCGCAATGCTGGAGATTTGGTAGAAAGCCTTGTTACCGCTGATCGTAGAACCAGCAGTTGAGGCAATCACTTCGCTCATGGCTTGACCGTAGTAGTCATAACCAGAGACGGTGAAGTTTCGACCAGTACCCGCAGTGACTTGGGTCACGCTAACAGCGCGAGGCGTATCCAATTGGATAACGGTCGTGCCATCAGTACGAACCACAGACTTAGCGGAAGTGCCAGCGGTCAAGGTTAAGTTGCCCGCAGCAGCAGGGGTTTGCGAAGCAGCAATGTTAGCCGCTTGCAAGGTTTGAGGAATTAAGTCCCAGACATACTCGCGTCCTAATGGGCCGACACCAACTTCCATCGGTGAAGGATCGCCAAGACCCGCGTTGCCAGAGGCGTAAATCGTGATTGAGCCAGTGGCTGACGAAGATTGGCTCAAGGTATAAGTACCAGTGCCGCCAGCGCCAGATACAAAAGCTGTAATGTAAGAGTTAGCGGTGATGCCAGTTCCGTTGACGTATTGTCCCAGAACCAAAGAATCACCAGAGTTCATAGCAGTGACCGTCATCGTGGTTCCCGAAACGGAACCAGTGATAACAGCCTCGGAATTGGTATTGTTCGTACCAATGTACCCTTGGGCAGTACCCAAGAATAAATCATCACTAAATTGAGGCATTTTAATCTCCCTGTGGCTTGAACCACTCGGTTGAAAGAAAGGGGCTGCTGTTACACAGCCCCCATGTGATTACACTCCGGGCGTACCGTAAGCGCAACGAGGATCGGTGAAGCCGATGTCGTAACGTTCGGTCGCTTTGTAGCGCATTGAGTCGGTCTCGAAGTCGCCTTCCATCG